CGCTTCTCGCAATGCGTACGAATCTTCCGGGCCGACCTTTCTGGGAGGTTTCATCATGCAGGGTGCTGGTGGCGGTCGTCCTCTGAAGCCGGATGGTCAGAAGCAGAATCGCAACGCGACGAAGGCTGAGATAGTTCTCCCGTCCGAAGGTAGGCAGGGTCCGATCCCTGACTCGCCGCTCGCTCTTCGTCGGAAGGCGGCGAAGGAACAGTGGGAGCGGCTGTGGCGGACGCCGGAGGCGACGACGTGGGGTGACGTTGACCTGTTGCCGATCGCACGGATGGTCATTCTTCAAACCGACCCGGCCACGCTGGCGGATACGAAGCTGCTGCAGCAGGTGCGCGACCTCGAGGACCGGTTCCTCCTGTCACCGTATTCCCGTCGGATCAACAAGGTGTCAATCGCGCCGCAGTCTGAGCGGACGACGGGGAGGGCGTCGAGCTCGGATATGAAGAAGAGACTTCGTGTCGTCGGTTCCTGAGATCTCTCTCGGCTGGCAGCTTGGCAGCTGGATCGAGTCGCTTCTCGTTCACGGTCCGGGGGACGTGCAGGGTGAGCCAATCGTCCTCGACATCGAGTTGTTGTCGGCGCTGGTCCGGGCATACGAGGTTGACGGGGAGACGGGCCGACGGCTGATCCGTCGGTACATCCTGTCCCGGTCGAAGGGTCGTGCGAAGTCCGAGTGGGCGGGGATGGTCGTCTGCGCCGAATTCTTGGGCCCTGTCCGCTTCGACCATTGGGCTGTCAAAAGCGAGACATCGTGGTGGGGCTACGAGTATGAGGCGGGGGAGCCGGTCGGAGCCCCGATCACGTATCCGTTCATCCGGTGTCTCGCCACCGAAGAGTTCCAGTCGGGCAACACCTACGACAACGTCAGGTTCATGCTGGAGCATGGCGTCGACGCCGGGTATTTCCCTGGTGTTGATGTCGGTTTGACTCGGGTCTACAAGTCCGACGGTGGGGAGATCCGACCGTCCACAGCGTCGAATGCGTCGAAGGACGGCGGCAAGGAATCGTTCGCTGTCTTTGATGAGACCCACCTGTATGTCCTGCTCGAGCTGCGGGCGATGCACGCCACGGTCCGCAGGAACCTTCGGAAACGGAAGATCGCGGAGCCGTGGTCTCTCGAGACGACCACCATGTACGAGGTGGGCGCATTGTCGGTGGCCGAGTCCACGTTCGACGCGGTCGAGTCGGGGAAGATGCCCGCCGACGTCTTCTTCGATCACCACTCCGGTCCGGACCCGGAATCGTTCGACTGGGACGACGATGACCAGTTGCGGGCAGCGCTGATCGAAGCGTACGGTCCGGCGGCCGACTGGATGGACCTCGATGGGATGGTCTCTGAGATCCGTGACCCGGAAACGGAACGGGCTGACGCGGTCCGCTACTTCCTGAACCGTGCCGAGGCCGCCGACCTGGACATCTGCGCGGCAGCCACCTGGGATCGGCTCGCAGTCGACGCCACACTGAAACCCCGAGATCACATATGTGTCGGGTTTGACGGGTCCGACTCTGAGGACGGGGACGGAACCGGGCTGGTCATCGTCCGCGCGTCTGACGGGCTGACCGTGAGGGGCGGACTGTGGGAGCGGACCGGGCGGAATTGGACTCTGCCCCGGCAGGCGGTCCGGGAGCGTGTCGCCGAAATCTTCGAAACGTACCGGGTGGTCCGCATGTACGCCGACCCGGCCTACTGGCAGACCGACATCGACGAATGGGCCGGCCAGTACGGGGAGAAGAAGGTAGCGCGGCTCCCCCAATCCGACATTCGCATCGCCGAAGCCGCCGACCGGTTCGTCACGCTGATCCGGGCGTCGGTTCAGGCGGCAGACGGGAAGCGGGATGCGGACTTCGCCGAGATGATCTGCCATGACGGGGACTCGGATTTGCGGCGGCATGTGCTGAACGGGAAGCGGGAGCGGATCGGCGGACGCGCCGGCAAGGACGGGGGGTGGCGACCGGTGAAGAAGAAGACCACCCGCAAGATCGACCTGCTGTCGGCTGCCATGTTCGCCCATAAAGCGCGTGGTGATGCGATCGCCGCCGGTGAGATCAAGGCGGGCAAGAAGCGATACATGGCGTACCTGTGATGCCCCGCTGGATCAGCCGAATCGTCTGGAGCCTCCGCGGCCGCCGCCTCGTACGCCTGCATCTCACCGGGACTGACCCGACGATCGAAGGCATTCTCGTCGGACGTTGGGGAGGTCACTACGTGCTGCTGAAACCGAAAGTCATGCAGGAGAAGGACCGGACTTACACCCTCGAGGGCTATGTGGAGGTGCCCGCCGATCGGGTGGTGTTCGTGCAGGTGATCGGCCGATGAGACTTCTCACCGTCCGCGGCGACGAACACGTGATCTCCAACGTGTTCACTGAGTCATCGCGGGTGCCTTCTTGGACGGAAGCCTCCGGGTTCGACACATGGTCGGGAGTGTCGGTGAACCGCACGTCGTTGGGCGGGTTGCCCGCTGCTGTCTCGGCGATCCGTCTCATCGCTGAGACGATCGGGATGGTCCCGCTGCTCGTCTACGACGGCGATCCGTTGGAGCGGGAACGTGCCCGCAAGTCATGGCAGTGGGAACTGTTGCATGATCAGCCGAATCCTGAGCAGTCCCCTTTCGACTTCAAACAGGACATCGGCACGTCGATCGAAACGTCCGGCGACGCCTTCGTCTGGAAGATGAAAGTCCGGGCGGGGAGGGTCGAAGCGATCTACGTGCTCGACCCGTCGATGGTCGCGGTGAAGCGGAACAAGGCGAACCGGAAAGTGTTCGAGGTGACTATCGACGGGAACACCCGCACCTACGGTCCGCAGTCGATCCTTCACATTCGGGGGTGGACGATCAACCCGGGAGCGGATCGGGGGGTGTCACCGATCGCCTACCACCGGCACTCCCTCGGTGCTGCGTTGGGGTTGGCAGAGTTCGGTGGCCGCTTCTGGCAGAATAATGCCGCCCCTGGCGGGGTGGTCGAGATCGAAGACGACTACGACGCCGAAGCTGAACAGGCACTTCGGCGCACCTGGGATGAGCAGCACGCCGGGTTGGCGAACGCCCACCGTCCCGCCCTGATGTTCAACGGGGCCAAGTGGAAGCCGATCGGCATCTCTCTCGAGGACGCCCAATTCATCGCATCCCGGAACTATTCGACGGAGGAGATATGCCGGATCTTCCGGATCTCATCTCCGACGATGCTCGGTTCGGTCGGTGGCGGTCTCGTCAACCAATCCGCCACTGAGGACTTTGAGCGGTTCCTGAAAGTGGATCTGGCGCCGCGTCTGGTTCGGATCGAGCAGGCGTTCCGTGCGGACCGTGACCTGTTCGGCGGTTCGGATGACATGTTCCCCGAGTTCCTGGCTGACGCGGTGATGCGCCCGGACGTGAAAACCCGCTATGAGGCGTACCGGTTGGCCCGTCAGGGCGGGTGGCTGGCACCGAACGAGATCCGGGATCGGGAGAACCTGCCACCGAAGGACGGCGGCGACGATATCCAGATCACCCCGGTCGGAGGCGCACCCAACGCAGGCAGTGCCGGATCTTCTGGTGAAGCCGCCGAATCCGAAGCCGATTAGGGCGCATAGTCGCCACTGCCTGCCCGCTGTCTCCCCGCTTCCTCGTCACTGACTCGCCGCTCCCTCGTAAGGAGATCACCCATGGCTGAACCCATCCAGAACTTCGCGCTCGGACCGCCCCAATCGTTCGAGAAGCTGATGAAAGAGCGACTCCAAAACCGGGTTGCGCCAGCCGGACTGGTCGTCACCAACAAGGACGGCCCGCAGGCGACCATCCGTATCTACGACGAAATCGGATGGTTCGGGATCACCGCCGAAGAGTTCGCCCGCGAGCTGGAAGAGGTCACTGCCGACGAAATCGAAGTGCAGATTTCCTCACTCGGTGGGGATGTGTTCGACGGGATCGCCATCTATAACGCCCTTCGGGCGCATCCGGCGACGATCACCACCCGTGTCGATTCGATGGCCGCCTCCATCGCCTCAGTCATAGCGCAGGCCGGAGACCATCGGATCATGCTCACCGGCAGCCAGATGATGATCCATGAAGCGGCCGGACTGGCAATCGGCAACGCAGCGATCA